GTTCCACAGCCCAAAACCCCATGGTTTTGACGCCCCCCGGCCTCCGCGCGGTTAGTCGGTTAGTCGCTGCCCGTCGCCTGTCGTTGGCTTTCGCGCGCATGGCACGGCCGGCAGATCGGCGCGCAGTTGCTAGGGTCCAGCCGCTTCGGATCGTGCAGGCCGTTGAACCGCTGCAGGTGATGCACTTCCGTTGCCGCAGTCACGCGGCCCGCTTCCGCGCAGTTCCGACAGAGAGGCTCGGCGGCAAGGATCTGATTGCGCAGCCGACGCCATGCGCCATCGTAGCCACGCGCCGCAGCACTCAAGCCATCGGTGCGCTGAAAGCCAGATCCGGCGCCAGTCGTCAGTGGCGCGACACGCGCCGCCGTGGTGCCAATGCGAGGCGGCAGGGAACGCAGCGCCATCAGCCGCACCTTGAAACGCAAACGCCCGCCGGCTCAGGGAGCGGCGGGCGCGGAGACGTCACGTTGCTCCTGCCTTGCACGTTAGGCGCCCCGTTGTCAAGCACAATCACGCGACGCCATACGCCTCGGCCAGCCTGTCCAACGCCGCCAGCAAATGCGCGCGCGCCGTGTGCCGACGCCACCGCCGCACCTCGTCGTAATCGGCCAGCGCGCCGCCACGGATCACCACCCAATTCACCACGCCTTCGCTCGCCGCCAGCCCCATGGCCTGCACGCCGCGCCGGTGCCACTCAGCGGCGCTCAACGCCCGCTCCTGCGGCAGCAGCGCCACGCCCAGCCCGTCACCGCGCCGGCTCTCCTGCACCCTGTCCGCTGCCCATGGCATTGGCCCCATGCCGCGGCCTGCCACGCTGTGCTCGACGGCCTGGCGGTAGATGGACGCCGCGAGCTTGTGGCCCGGCGTCGCGTCCGCCACGCGGTCCAGTGGATCGGCACGGCGAGCGCGCTTGAACGTGGCGCGGCTGTTCGGCGCGACGGCCACCTCCTCCACCACCACGGGAATGGCGCCGGTGCCGAAGTCGCTGGCTGTGTGGTGCTGCATGGGCTTAGCCTTCCTCGCCATACGTCCGGCTCCTGCTCATAGGCCCGTCGCCACGCGGGTAGTCGCGCCACGCTTGGCACAGCAGGCGGTGCACGGCCCGCGCGGCGTGGTGGATGTCCACAAGCTGCGAACGGCTGCGATCCTCGGCGTAGCAGTCGCGCGGTGAGCAGCAGGTGCCGGATGGGCAGCAGATGGCGCGCTCAAGGTCACGGATGGTTGTCATTTGGCGCCACCCATCATCGCGGGCTGCAGCGTTTCGGCACTTTATCCATCTCGTTCGCCACCACCTTCCCCGTCCCCGCCAGCAATTCCCGCGCGAAGGCGATGCGGTCCGTTTCCAGCATATCCAACAACCGCTCTTCCATTGCGTCGGCAATTACTCCGCAACGGTCGTCAGTCGTCCCGGCATAACCAGAAAGCACGGCATAAATCACCTCACGCCATCCCATCATGCACCCAGCCTTCCGCGGTGAGCGTGAAGCGCGCGTATGTGCCAACGCGAACGGTGACGACGCCGGCCACCGTCTCCACCAGCGCGGGCTCGTAGATGGCGCGGATGGCCCAGCGGGTGCCGGGCGTGGCGTCCGGTGGAGGCGGGAGGATGGTGCGGGAGTTGTCCACGTCACCGCACCCCACGCAGCCGGGCGCGCGCCTCGGCCAGCACTTCCGGCGGCGCGTAATGGGCGCGCACGGCAGGCGCCTCACTCACTGCTGCGATCTGCTCGGCAGCCGAGCGTTCTGGCATGGCCGGACGCGCCGACAGCGCCGCCATGGCCTCGCGCACCTTGGCCGACACCGCCGCGCGCTCCTCGTCGGTGGGCGGGGCGCGTTCGGCTTCAGGCTTGGCGGCGGGCGCGGAAATGGCGATCGAGTGCGGCCGGTTGGCGCGCCAATGTGCCGTCAGCGGTTCCATCACCTCGCGCAAATCCGGGATCATCATGCGCCGATCCTGCATGGCCACGTGGCGCATGCTGTCCAGCGTAAACGCCTGCACCGGCAGATCGGCCAGGAACGGCAGGTAGGCCGCCATGGCCGCGGCGCCGCGTTCGGGATCGTGCGGCGTGGTGAGCTTGGCGAGTGCGGCCACCCAGGCAGCGCGGTGGTCGGTCATTGCGCGATCCTCAGCGGGACGACGGTGGGAGGCGGCGGGTCAGCGAAGCCCAGCGCGCCGGCAGCGGCGAGAATGCGGCGGTCCTGCTCGGCCTGCGGCTGGGTGTGCAGCGGCGGCTTCGGGCGTTTGGCTTCGTCCGCCAGCCACAGCCGCCACTTCGCGTTCCAATCCGCCGCCGTGGTGCCGTGCGCGCGGTGCCAGTCGGTAAAGCGGGCCAGGACGGCCGCGTGATCCAGCGGCGGGTCGGCGCGGTCGGTTGGCTGCCAGCCTTCCGGCAGAGGTGCGCCAACCCTCGCCCGCGTGCGCGCGCTACCACCCGCTAGGGTGGTATCTGCTTCTGCTTCTGACTCTGCTTCTTGAGTAGATGGTTCACCCGTAGCCCCCCTATTAGGGGGGGTATTAGGGTGGCTAGTAGGCTTTCCCGCCTTAGCCCACCTCTTCCCTACAGCCTCGCGGCCAGCGTCGGACTGTTCCGTGTCGCGCACCATGCGACGGCTGTAGATGACGCCGGCCTCCGTGCGGCTGAACACACCGGCCACCTCCATCTCGGCCAGGAGGCGTGTGCATTCCTTCTCCGTCGTGCCGGACAGTGTGGCGAGGCGCTTCGGCGGCACCGGCTGGCCGTTGATGGTGACGTAGCCCCGCGGCGTGCCGGTGTGGGCAATGCAGAGCATGTCCATCCACAGGCCGCGCGCGGCGAGGCTACATGAGCGGAGCGCCTGGTCGGCCTGCCAGTCCTGCCACCAGAACTTTGACCAGCGATGTTCGGTCATGCCGGTATGTCCTCACTCCACATTGTGAGCTGCCGAACTTTCGTGTGCCGGATGCCGGCCTCTCGCATGAGGATCGCCACGTCCACGACGCGGCCCCATGTGTCGTTCATCTGCCGGTATCGTGATTGCGGCTTTTCGGGGAAATCGTAGATCCGCCCGCGCTGGTCTCCTGTGCCGAACGCCCAGCGTTTCAGCCGGAACATTGGGATCGTGTAGAGGTCGTCCGTGTCGAGGAAATAGTAAAGCAGCACATCAGCGCGCAGCTTGAGCATCCACCCCGGATTGCTGCCTCGCTCGGCGTGACTTGCCTGATGGTCAAGGTTTCGATTGCTCCAAGTCTCCAGAAACAAGCGCCCTGTGTGGCGCTGCTCGACCTTGATTTCCGCCGAATAAAGCGTGTCCTCGCTGGTGTTCACCAGCACGTCGCCAAGCTCCTCTTGGAGAAAGCGAGCCAGCGGCCCCTTGCAGGTGCGAACAAAGCGCCCCTGGTAAGCCTTCTCTTCGATGTAAGGCAGCAGCACCGCCATCCCGCGGGCCTCAATCAAGGATGCGCCCTGGAATGCGTTCATGCCGCTTCTCCAGGCATGAACAGGTTCCGCTCAATCTGATTGCCCCACACCGTCCAGCCTTGCGCGGGCCGCCGGCCGAACATTTCCAGGTATGGGCCTGGGCTGGCCTTCTCCAGCATTGCGCGGACGTGTTCAGGCTTCGCGCTGTGCGCGCCGCGATCGCACTCCAACCACGATTTCAGCGAATGGTCGTTGAACCGCTTGGCGTTGCCGCGAATAGCCGTAAGCAGGAACTCATGGCTGTTCCGCCAGTAGTTCCCAATCCCCATTTGCGGTTTCACCCACACCAGCGAGCTACGGAACTCAAAGCCCCACGCGGCGAAGATCCGCGGCGCATCAAAGAGGAAGCCGTTCGTCGTCCACAGGTGCAGATGCGCGTCGTCGTCGGCGAGGTCTTGCACCGGCAGCGCGCAAAGTTCGTCCACCGTCAAGCCGCCGTAGTGGTTGCCGGTCGCCGCGCGGGTGCCCTGGTTGTCATAAAGCCATGGCGGGTCCGAGTAGATGCAGCCGAAGCGCGCGCCTGTAGCCGCAAGCGCGTGAAGGTCGGCAACCGTGCATGTTTGTGCGCCAGCCGTGGGGGCGCCAATGGCGGCGGCATTCCGGCGCTTGGCTACCTCTGCGCGCAACTCGCGGGTCGCGCGGGGCTTGCCGGTGGTGGCAATGGTTTCTTCGGCCCAGTCTAGTAGGGCGTCGGCTTCATGGGGGGGGAGGGAATTGACTTCGGCGTGATGGTTGAACGTCAGACTGTCACGGCGCCGTGACATTTCAAACGAACTCGCCACAGAGGCCGCATTGCGACACGCGCCATAGCTCGGCCCTTCCCACTCATCCGCCTCAACCAACGCCTTCCGCTGGCCGTAACGCTTCTCCCCGAATGCCCACCAATCGCCCAACCACCACGACACGCTGCGCTCGACCTTGCCCAGCAGTTCGCCGGCATCGCGCCATTCCCGCTCCGTCATATCGGCCGGCAGTTCCCAACCCACGCGTAGCACGCGGCCAGACAGGCCCATGTTGCGGCTGAGCGGGATCACTTCACCATCGCGAGTGATGGCCTCTGTGTAAGTCATGCAGCAACCTTCGTGCTGTTGTTCAGTGATTTTACTCTGACACCGCCACGCCACGCGCACGTGGATACTGTGGATATCGTGGGCAACGTTTCACGCCCGTCGCCCAGCCGCACCACGACGCGCTGGCCCATGCCTTGGTATCGAGCAGACAGAAGGCCCCACGCTTTCAGCTCCGCCATCGCGTCGTGCAGATCGTGGATGTTGCGCGCCAAGTCGGCGGCGACGCGCTTCATGCCGGGCCACGGCTGGCGGTTGTCGCAGCACCATTCGGCGTAGCAAAGCAGGGCATGGTGGGCGGGGCGGATCTTCACTCCACCACCTCCCACCCCTCCCGCGCGGCCTTCGCCAGCGCATCCTCCCGACGCAGAAAGCCGCACAGGTAGGTGCTCGACGGGATGCCCTCGCGGTCCCCCACGAGCGGAAACGGCGGGTTCAGCCACCACAGCGCCCACAGCGGCGCGGCATCGTCGCGCGTGAGGCGGACGCGGCGGGTCATCCGCGCCCCGCCTTCCAGCTTTCCCACCACGGATCGTGCAAATCCTCCGCGACGCCGCTGATCGTCAGCCCGTCCACCACCAGCAAATGCACGACGTAACGCGTCTCGCCGATGCACATCCCGCCGGAGCGCGTGCCGTCATCCTCGCGCTCGATGGCGATCGTGATCTGCAAGCCGCCGGCCGTGCGCGCGATGACATGGCCGGCGTCGCCACCCTGGCGCCACGACGCGAGCGGGAACTCCAGGCCGCCGAGCGTGAGGGTGCCGCGGAGTGCGCCGGGCTGGCCGGTGAGCTGGATGTGAAGAGGGCGCGGGGTGTCGCTCATTCGTCGCGCTCACACCCGGGACAGGCCACATGCCACTCGCCGCGCTCGGCCTTGCGCAGATTGGTGCCGCCGGCGGTGAACTGGTGCGCGCAGTCCGTGCAGCGCACTCGCCATACGGCTCGCCGGCCGTTGCTCGGCTCGCGGTGCAGGACGTGCAGGTGGCCGATGCGGCGGTTGGCCATGTCGATGGTGTCGGTCAAATCACCACCCCCTGCGCCCGCAGCCGCGACAGCGTGGCAAGCTGCTTGCGCGTCGGCTTGGCCGCGGACGGCTTCGCAATGCGTGCCGGCTTGCGCGCGACAGGCACGGCCAGCATCCCGTCGTGGCGCAGCGCGGCCACACGCGCGCCGGCGAGAAGCGGGATGCCGTGTTGCTCCAGCACGTCGACGAGCTGCTCGACGCTGCGCACCACCGCGTAGCCGTGGCCGAGCGCGGCCATAGCGTTCTGCATGGCGAGCTGGGCGTCGGACTGGCGGCCGGTGGCGCTCTTGAGTTCCAGCCACAGCGCGTAACCGGGCGCCAGGATCAGCATGTCTCCGATCCCGGCCACCACGCCTTGACTAGCCAGCCGCTGCCACTCGCGTGCGCGCTGCTCGGCCGTGCCGGCGTGTTTCCGGCCGTGCTCGATGCTGCTGAACCAGCACGGCGGCGCCAGGTGGGACCGCAGCAGCATGGCGCAGCGGGCGCGGAGGCGGGCTTCGGGCTGTGAGCTCACCAGAATAAGCCCGTCGCCGGCACCACTTCCCAGGCCACCGCCAACGGCCACGGCAACTCCTTCGCCGCCTCGGCCACCGTCGCCACGTCGCGCACCACCTCGTCGCCGGAGGCCAAGCGGATGCGGACGCGGATGGTCGGATAGGACTGCACCGGTTCGCTCATTTCTGGCGTTCCCGGCGGGCAATCTCGCGATCGAGATACCAGCGTGCCTTGCGAAGATCCTCAATCGCATCGGCCTTCAGATCAGCGCGCCAGATGTATTTGACGGCGTTGCCAAGGGAAAAACCCATGTGCTCGCTGATCGCGATGCACTCGACGCCGCTTGGATGCTGGGTGTAGTGCCGTGGATGGTTTACAGGATCGTATATTTCGGCCATGTCGCTTTCCCGGCTCATACGCCCGCTCCAAAATGGAACCGACCCATCTTCCGCTTGGCGCGGGTGATCCAGTTGCCGTCGTCCTGCGCCATCACCTCGGCGTGCCGGCGGATCATGTCGCGCCCAACGCCAAGATCGGCCGTGGTGGCGTGGACGGCGGCAGCAGGGAGCCGCGTGATCTGGCCACCTGCGTCCAGCCATTCCTGGACCGTCTGATACGTTGGCCTCGGCTTCGGCGGCGGTGGGGCCTCGCGCACCCAGGACGCAGGCAGCTTCTTCGGCTTGGGTGCCGGCTCGGGCTTCGGCGGCTTCGGGGTGGCCAGCTTGGGAGGCTTCGGCGGCTTCGGCTGTGCCTTCGGCTCGGCCGGCGGCTTCGGCAGGCGCCGGATCAGCCCTTCCTTCTGCATGGTCTGGAGCCGCTGCTGAGACACACCCAGCGCCGCCGCAATGCCGTCGAATGTGGCATGCCGGTCCAGCATCGCCTGCACGGCCGGGGCGAGCGCCGCCCGCTCGGCACGCAGCGTGGCCTGGCGCGCGGCGGCGCCGAGGATGCGCCCTTTGTTCTCCGGCCGCCTGAGCCCGATCTTGCGCGCGTAGGTCTCAATCGCCGTGGTCGTCACCCGCCGGCCGATCGCCTCGCAATACAGTTCCAGCAGCTCGGACAGCGGCATCGTCGTGGGGTAGTGCTGGCGCAGCAAACCGGCGGCGCGCGTGTACCGCTCCTTCACCTCGTCACGCAGCGGGATGCCGTACAGCGCGGCCCGCCGCTTCGTGGTGTCGAAGTGCAAACCGAGACGCCGGGCGATCTCGCGCACGGGCACAGCATCGGCGGCCCACTGGCGCACGTTGGCCTTCGTCTCGTCTGACCACCCCAGCTTGGCCTCCACCTTGGCATGCCGGAGCGCGGCGGCCTCAGGGTTCTGCAACCGCGCCTTGGCCGAGGCCCGCAGGCGTTCAATGCCGTCAGGCGTAAAGCGGCTCTTGCCCGGCGCACCACCCGCACGAAAAGAACCGGCGGGACGCTCGGCCCCGCCGGTCAAGTTTTCATGGGAGGAACCGCCAGCCACGCTGGCCTCTCCACCGACGCGCGCGGACGAACCGCGGCCCGCGCCGGTGGCACCGTGCATCGGGTGAGAGCCTATTTCCGATCCGCGTTGCACAGTGATCTCGCTCATCGCGCGCTCCGCTCCTGGAGGCGGCGCCAGGCCGGGCCGGCAAGTTGCGCCACCAGCTGCCAGCCCTCCGCGCTCCGGCGGTGCATAACGATGATCTCATTCGTCGCGCTGGCCGCGATCAGGTGCTTGCTCTCGAACCCGTCGCGGTATCGCCAAATCGCGCCGAAGCGCGTCGCAACAACGGTCCAGTAACCGGGGCCTATCACGCTATCGTGCATGGGGGTGGAGGGGGTGCGGTGGTACACTTCGGTCATGCAGCCACGTCCGCGAGTGACTTGGCTTCGGCCCCAAACAGATCAGGACGCAAAGCGTGCGCGGGGATACCAGTCGCTTCGGAAACAGCCTTCAGCCGAACAGCCGGGATGCCGTCGGCACGCCAATAAAACAACGTGCGGCGCTTGATGCCGACCGCTCGCATGAAGGCGTCCTCACCACCGAGGGATGCGATCGCCTTATCAATCGGGTTTCCATGAGCCATGCGCCGATAATGCAGATATCCTGCACTTTCGGCAAGCGCATTCCGACGCCAGAACTCCTGCATTCGCATCCCAGCGGCTGGGTGCGACAGTCAGTTGTGAACGCGACTTCTCATAAGCTCCTAGTTGGCGACCGCCTGCGTATGGCCATTGAGGCTCTTGGCAAGCGGCCGGTCGATGTTTGCCGGATTTTCGATGTAGCTCCGTCGAAGCTAGGTAATTGGATGCGCGGCGAACACTACCCAGACCCTTGGTTCATTGTCCGCTTTTGCGACCGGTTCAACGTGACGGCAGACTTTTTTTATCGGGGGCGGGTTTCTTCGGCGATGGACGCGCCCTTGGCGGACGCACTCTGGGCAAAAGAGGAGGCAGCGCAACGGGCGCAGTTGGAGCGGGCTGCCCAGGAGCCCGAAGCCGAAAAAACAAGCTAGACACTCGCGTTTCCCTTTTATGAGAACATGATGGGAACATGGGAACGCGATTGCGTTCTTACGTCTACTTCTGTGTTGTAGATTTTCGTCGACTCGTAGCCCTATACGCGTAGGGCCGTGGCTGGCCTAAACCAGAAAATGCAGGGTTCCTGCATTTTGGTCTGGACGAAGTGCAGAAATCCTGCACAATGCCTCCACCACCACGGAGGCACTCATGCCCTACCCGGACAATTTCTCCGCGCGCCGCTACGACGAAACCGTCGGCGGCACTTGGTTTCCCGAACCGCCGCTCTACGCCGCAACGCCGGCTGACATTGCAGCCCTGACGGCGATCCGTGCCGCCAGCGCCGTGTTCCTGGCCGAACTGCGCCGGCACCCCTGGACGTTCGACAGCACGGAAACGGTGAGCTGGGCGGATCACGTCGCGGAACATGCGGCGATCGACGCAGCGATCGGCGCTGCGCTAGCCGAGGCGCGGCGCAGCCTGGAGGCCGCGCTGTGACGGACGTTCGCGACAAACTGCCACAAATTCTGCAAGAACACCGAAAATGGCGCGTGGGTGAGGGTGGCGCCCGCGCCAATCTGGCCGACGCCGATCTGGCCGGCGCCAATCTGGCCGACGCCAATCTGGCCGGCGCCAATCTGGCCGACGCCGATCTGGCCGGCGCCAATCTGGCCGACGCCAATCTGGCCGGCGCCTATCTGGCCGGCGCCGATCTGGCCGGCGCCAATCTGG